GAATACCATTACATCAGCCTTTAGCGATATCATTGATGTAGTTAAGGCACAAAGTGCTGAAATTACAGAACTAAAGAAGTCACTCGGTCTAGTTGAGTCAAAGCTAGAAGATGCCGAAGGTGGCTTTAACAATCTTGGAAAGCGTATTGACGCAGTAGAAGCTGATACTGCTTTCCGTAAGTCTGGCGACCTCGGTGAGATCGTTCAGGAACCAGCAATGGTTGAAAAATCAGTATGGGGTGGCAGTTTCCTCACTACATCCGATCTACTAAAGTAATAAAATAAAAACATTTTCATGGAGGTGAAATATATGTCGGAAGAAATCCTAAAAAATAACCCAGGTGCATCTTACCCAAACTCAGAGGGTGGACTTGCAGCTGGTGGTATTGGTGGAGTAACTAACCCAGGATTTGCTTATGTTGGGAACACAGCTACAGCAGATTTCGGACTCACAACTGGTCCAAACGCAGTTAACCCATCATCAACCGCAAACCCTAACTATCCAGGTGCTGGTATCCTGCGTCCAGAACAGGCTCGTCGTTTTATCGATTACATCTGGGACGCTACTACCCTCGCCAACGATGGTCGTCGTGTAACTATGCGCGCAAACACAATGGAACTTGAAAAGGTTAACGTTGGAGAGCGTGTTGTTCGTGCTGCTAACCAGGGCGATGCAACATTCCAAAACGCTGGTGCGACATTCTCAAAGGTGGAGCTTACTACTAAGAAGCTACGTCTTGACTGGGAAGTCTCATCAGAAGCACTTGAAGACAATATTGAAGGAGGTGCTCTTGAGGACCACCTAGTACGTCTTATGACTACTGCTTTTGGTAACGACATCGAAGATCTCGCTATCAACGGTGCAGGTACAGGCTCAGATGCATTCCTCAATATCATGAAGGGATTCGTCAACCGTGTTGAGCACGATGGTTTTGCTCACCAGGCTGTCGTTTCATCAGGTTCTGACTGGACTACAGCGGACATGCAGAAGCTTGTTCTCTCAATTCCACGTCGTTACCGTGCTCTTCAGACTGGTCTTAAGTTCTACGCAAGCACCGATACATTTGCTAACATTGTTCGCAATAACGGTACTCTATTCACAGCTATTGGTTCAACCGAAGCAGCTCGTGGTTCATACCTTGGTGGTGTAGACCAGACTGTCGGTGGTGCTCGTCAGACTCGTGTTCTTGGTATTGATGTACTTGAAGTACCTTACTACCCAGCACACTACGTTGACCTCACCTTCCCACAGAACCGTATCTGGGGATTCCAGCGTGACATCACAGTCAACCGCTTCTACGTTCCAAAGAAGGACACAATTGAATACACCGTATTCGTCCGTTTCGGAATCAACTGGGAAGAGCAGGACGCTGTTGCTTATGCAACAAAGTCAGCTTCCTAATTCGAAGTAGAAACCCAATTAGAGGGGGGCAGGGCTTAAAAACCTTGCCCCTCTTTTTAATTGGATGATATAATAATCTAAGGAGGAATCTTGTCAGGTTCGATTGAAAAGGTTGCTATTTTTTCACCAAGAAATATTTTTTGGGAAGAAGTGGGACAGATTTTCACTGGATATAACATTGTCAAAAGAGAAGAAGCTGAAAAATGGCTAACAATGGCAGATGTTAGAGAAGCAACACCAGAAGAAATTCTATCAAGATTTAATTAACAAATGGAAGTTTTAAGAATTCCGCCATACCCAATCACAACAACTTGGGATGTGCCAGAACCAAACATTCAATATCGTATCGAAGTCGAAGATGTTGTTGACCACACTATCGAAGATACTCTTGTAACTTCTAGCTCAAACTCACAAGTAAATTACATTCTTCCAAGATCAAAGGTTCAGTATGACCGTGATTTTGCTTTTAGAATTTACGATAATCTTGACAATATTGTTGTAGATTCAAACCTTACAGTTTATCGTCCATATGTTGATCCAAATATTCTTGCTTCAACTGCCAGCGAAATTAACGAATACAAAAGACTTGAAATAATTGCTCGTTCAATTATTGACGCATATCTTCAAAATGACTCTGGAACAGGTGAGGGTTTTTATAACCACAAGCTAATTATTCAGGGTGTTGGAGATGGAACAGATTACTATCCTGTCTGGCACAATCCAAAGAAAATTCTTAGAGTTTATGAAAACAACGTTCTTGTTTACAGTGGTGAAGATCTTGCGGTAGCTATTGCAGCACAAACACCATCAGTAGCAAGTAATAATGTAGCAACAATTACAACAGGAGCTGATCACGGATTTTCACAAGGAGATACTGTAACAATTTCAAATGTTACTCCAGAAAGTTATAATGGTACTTACACTGTTGCATCGGTTCCTGCATCAAATCAATTTTCTATTTTGGTAACTGACTCATCTCCAATTACAGGTGCTGGATCAGTAAAAAGAACTTGGCCTATACAATTTGTAATTACTCCAAATAACTCAGCAATTATGAGATATACAGTCGGAGAATTTAACAGATATGAAGCACGTCCAATGGCTCTTCCAATTGGCACTGGAGATCTTAATTACTGGGGTTATGACAGCGTAGGATTCCCTAAAGGCTATGACTATACATTTATTCTTGACGTAGGATATAAAGCTGTTCCACCAGATGTAGAGCAAGCTGCAATGATGCTTATTGATGATCTAAAGCAAGGCAGAAATGATTACTACCGCAGATTTGTTACAGAATACAGCACAGATCAGTTTGACGTTAAGTTCTCATCATCATTCTTAAGGGGTACTGGAAACAACATCGTAGATAAAATCCTTGATGGATATAAGGGCGATGTTATCAAGCCAGGAATTCTATAATGATAAATGAAACTCCAGACATGTATTATCCGCTTCTTGCAGATGTTTATTATCCAATAATTGAGCAAGATCCATATGGAGCTATCAAAAAACAGTGGGTACTAGACAAAACAATCTCATGTTTCTTTGGACCAGCAGGTAGAAAGTTTAAAGAAGACGTTATGCCTAAACCAGACATTACTATTGATAACTCTATGGTTGGTAGAACAAAAAATGATATTACAGTTTCTGACAGAGGATCTTATAATTCATTAACAAACATTGTTATTACAAATATTAGAGATACAATGGGAAACCCAATCTATACAGAGTCTGGTGGTCCAAGAGTTGGAAAGTCAACGCTTTTTGAAATTGCAACTTTTAATCCAATTTTAAGTCCATTTGGAGGACTAGAATTTTATAAGGTCGTGATCAGACGTTCTGATAATCAGGCGTTAGACCTATGATAAATGTTAAATTTGACCTAACAGCACTAACAAAAGACATAAATTCTGCCGTTCAATATTCTGATGGATATCTTGAAGGAATTCAGCTTGGTAAAGTAGCAATGCTTAAAGAACTTGGATACTCAATAAAGAAAATGCTTGAAGAGTTTATTGACGTAAGTGCCAGGGTAGATCCAGCAAGACTTCACCATGTATACGAATGGTATATGGCAGGACAACCAGAAGCAAGATTATTTAATCTTGAATGCAGCGTTATTGGAGATGGTTTAACAATTAGTTCAACATTTTCACAATCAAAAAGTTTTAGTCATGGATCAAATGTACCATTTTATGATAAAGCACAAATAATGGAAGCTGGAATACCAGTTACTATTACACCTAAAAATGCAAAAGTCTTGGCATTTTCTGACGAAGCAGACGGTATGATATTTACAAAAGGTCCAGTTGTTATAAATCACCCTGGTGGAAGACAGGTTCAAGGATCATTTCACGATATTATTAATGAATTTTTTGACAACTATTTTTCTCAATCATTCCTAAATTCTAGTGGCTTTGCACAACAGATAAAAAGCACAGAAGAGTTTTATGCTGGATTTGGAAGGTCAAGATCAGAAGGAGTAAAGGTAGGGTATAATTGGATATTGAAGGCAGGTAATTCTCTATGGTAACACCAATTACTAACACACCAATTCTTTGGATTAATGCATATTTGCAAGATAGTCTAAAAGAGCTTGGTTTTGAAACTGTGCCATTTTTTCCTGCTACACCATCTACAGTTAACGACTTAACAGAATTTTTTCCACCAGGTGGAGTTATGTGTACATATGACAAAATGATTAGACTTAGAAAGTCACCATTTCCTCACATTAAGACACAGCAGGTTATTTATTACTTTTATGCAACAGCAGAAAACTCAACAATGAATATGATTAAGATTGTTGAAAAAGCTTTAAGGCTTATGGACCGTGAAGATGAAACTGCACAAGAACTAAACCTATGGGCTGCAAACAAGGGATCAATTATTGTTGATGGTCAAGAACTTACTCCAGATTTCTTTTTTCACAGGTTTAGATTGTTTCAACTTCAAGAAACTAAAGACATTATTCAGTTTGCCACAGCCAGAACTTATGGCGGTAACAAGTTAATTATTGAATTTGACTATCACATGTCAACAGAGCAATAGTTTAAAAGACCCATTATACTTAAAGTGAGGAAACGCACCACCACATTATTCTATAGAAATAAGAGGTGAAAAAAATATGGCATATACAAGAGGCAATTCAGCACAGATCATCGTCGGTGCTGCTGCACTTTTTACGCACAAGTCAGGTCCACTAACAGGTAGCACTACAGCACCAGCTTTTGAGGCAACAAAGTCTTATAAAGATACTGTTACTGCAGCTTCAAACTGGACCAATGTTGGCTATACATCAACAGGTCTTGAACTTATGTTCACACCAAACTTTGGTGAAGTAACTGTTGACCAGATTCTTGACACAGCAAGACTCTACAAGCAGGGAATGAAGGTAGAACTTAAGACTTCATTTGCTGAAGCTACACTTGAGAATCTTCTATTCTCAATTGCAGGTAAGGCATCACAGCTAACCGATGACAAGAAGGAGCTAACTATAGCTGCAGGTGACATTGGTGAGGTTCCAGTTGAGGCTGGTCTTATCGCTGTTGGTCCAGGAACAGGTGACGCAACCGCATCAGCTAACACTGAGCGTGTTTACGTTGCTTACCGTGTTCTTTCAATTCAGAATGTTAGTGTCGCAGCAAAGCGTGACGCAGCTACTGAGTTCGCAGTTACATTCCGTCTACTTCCAGACGACAACGCTAACTACGGAAAGATCGTTGACCGCACATGGACTATCACAACATCCTAAGCAATTTATAATTTAATAGAAATCTGCCCAGGTTAATACCCTGGGCATTTTTCATTTTGCTATACTTATATAGTGCCTACAGATATTTATGAATCATTAACCATTTATACAGTCAATGACGAAGAAGTTTATTTAACACCATTAAAAGTAAAATATTTAAAAGAAGTAATGATTTTATTTGAAGAAATGGCAAACACAAAAAATGATCTTGAGTCAATAGATGTTTTAGTAAAGTGTGCATTGGCAACAATGAAACAATATATGCCATCAATAAAAACAACAGAAGATCTTGAAGATAGTTTTAATCTAGCAAACATTTATAAAATTTTGGAAATTGGCGCAGGTATTAAAATTGATGCAAATAATGAAAAAGAAACAGTAAAAGATCAAGCAGAAAAAAGTAGTGAAAACTCTTGGGCAAATCTTGACTTAGCAAAACTTGAATCAGAGTTATTTTTGCTGGGTATTTGGAAAGATTACGAAGAACTTGAAACATCTCTATCAATGCCAGAAATAACAATAACACTAAATGCAAAAAGAGATCTTGAATATCAAGACAAAAAATTTACAGCTGCACTTAAAGGTATTGATCTAGACAATGAAATGGGTGAAGGTTCAAATGAGCCTGATCCATGGGAAGCCATGAAAGCTAGAGTATTTAGCGATAATGCAACTGGTGATCCAAACGACATCTTGTCATATCAAGGTATAAAAGCAGCCAATTCAGGATTTGGTATTGGCATGGGTATGGAATATGAGAGCAATCTTTAAACAATCAATTATGATATAATTTAATAAAGCCCTACAAGGAGGAACCATTGGCTACAATTATTAATGAACCAAAAGAAATCGAACTACTAGATGGAACAACCATCTCAGCACGTCCACTAAAGATTTCACTACTAAAAGAATTTATGAAGAAGTTTGATGAAATTTCTCAGGTTGCAGATGACAACGAGAAGTCAATTGATGTTCTTCTTGAATGTGTTGCAATTGCAATGAAGCAGTACGCTCCAGAGACTGCAGGAAAGGATCTTGAAGATATTCTTGACCTTCCAACTGTATATGTTATTGTTGAAGAGGCATCAGGCATTAAGCTTGGAGAATCTTTTACTAACCTAGCAGCTTAATAAACGAGGTGTAAATGAATGTCTGAAATCCAATCTAATATTAGGGTCAATATTGACACTACTAGTGCTTTGGAAAGCCTAAAAGCACTGCAGAGACAGATTTCAGTATTCCAGCAGGAAATGGGGCGTTCTGGTGCTGCTGCCCAGATGGAAGCCTCAAAGCTTCAGCAATCATTAATTAATGGTATTAATGGTACTGGTAACTTTACCGCTTCAATGACAACTGTTGCATCAACAACAGAAGCATTTACTACAGCACTTGAAAAGAATAAACTCTCAATGGGAGAGTATTTTCGCTATAGTCTTGCAGCCTCAAAGTCTTTTGGTAAAGCTTTTAGCGGTGAGTTTGACACCATTCAACAGGTTGCTATTGACCGTGTTAAGGAAGCACAAAGTCAATACATTAAACTTGGTAATACTGCAAATGGTGCTGTTCAAGCAATCAAGATTAAACCAGCAACTCTTGACATGCAAGACCTAGGAACAAAAACTCAGATTGCAGCTCAGAGACAACAGATTCTTAACCAGCTTCTTACACAAGGATCTACAAATCTTCTAAACTGGGGTAAAAATACACAGTGGGCTGGTCGCCAGCTTATGATGGGTTTCACCCTTCCACTTGTTGCATTTGGTCAAGTTGCTGTTAAAGCATTCTCAACAATGGAACAGTCTGTCGTAGACTTTAAGCGTGTTTATGGTGATCTAAATACCAGCATGGCTGAAACAAACCAGATGGCTGACCAAGTTCAAAACCTTGCAATGACATTCACCAAGTATGGTGTGCAAGTAGCAGATACAATGAAACTTGCTGCTGAGGCTGCTGCTATGGGTAAGCAAGGTGCAGACCTTCTAGCACAAATTGATTCAGCAACAACTCTTTCTGTTCTTGGTGGGGTAGACCAACAGAAAGCTCTACAAACCACTATATCACTTACTAACGCTTTTGGTATTTCTGCAGATCAACTAAAGGGAAAGATTAACTTCCTTAACGCAGTAGAAAACCAAACAGTAACAAACATCTCTGACCTTACAACAGCTATTCCAAAGGCTGCTCCAGTTGTTAAACAACTTGGCGGTAGTGTAGAAGACCTTACATTCTTCCTAACTGCTATGAAAGAAGGTGGAATTAATGCTGCAGAAGGTGCTAACGCAATTAAGTCTGGTCTAGCAGCAATGATTAATCCTACCGCTGCTGCTACTAAAATGCTTAGTGGTTTTGGAATTAATATTAAGCAAATTGTCGCTGATGACAAGGGTAACATTAGAAAGACCGTAGTAGACTTTGCATCAGCACTAGATAAACTTGATCCAACAAACAGAGCACAAGCAATTGAAAAGATGTTTGGAAAGTTCCAGTTTGCTCGTATTTCAACACTATTTAAGAACATTACAGATACAAATAGTCAAGCATACCAGGTTATGAAACTTGCAGATCAAGGTCCAGCAGCTGCTCAAATTATTGCTGACCGAGAACTTAAGCAGATTCAAAATTCACCTCTTTACCAATACAAGAAAGCACTTGCTGAAGTACAAGCAGCACTTATTCCAATTGGTAAACAATTCCTTCAAGTTCTTAGTCCAATTCTTGGTTTTGTAAACGGAGCACTTAATTGGTTCAATGGACTTAATTCAGGAATCAAGAGTGTAATTGGAACACTTGTAATTGCCCTCGGTGTTATTGGTCCAGTTGTTCTTATGGGTATTGGTCTTGTCGGTAACGGTATTGCTAACCTAATTAAACTTTTTGCAAACTTTAAGTCATTCATCAATAACATTGGTAAAAGTTCTAAAGAGCTTGGCTCACAAACTGCATACATGACTGAAACACAGCTTAAGGCATATTCAGCAGCATCTTCACTTGAGCAGGTACACGCAAAATATAAGCAAACAATTACAGCAACAAGAGAAGCTCTAGCACTATACAATGATGAACTTCAAAGAATGGTTAATATTCAAGGTGGATATGCTCGTGAGGCACAAAAGGTAGCCGTTGTTCCAAATGTTGTTACAGGAAAGATGTTCCCTGAAACTGCAAAAATAAAACTTGAAAGAGCACACCTCACAATGCCTTTTGAACCAGGATCCCCACAATATGAAAATGCAATAGCAAGCATGTCTCCTGGACAGCAAGAGTTTGCAAAATTATTTCCACAAAACGTTAAAGTTCTTGGAGGACTAGTTGCAGATACACCATATGCTTTAAATCAACGTCTTAAATCTGGTGGTGCAACTCAAGAATTTTTTTCTTCACAATGGAATTCAAGATATGATAAACTTCTTGGTTCTGCACAAGCTGCTGGAATAAATATAGAAGATAAAAAAATTGTTGAATCATTAAGAACTCTTGAAACAAAAATTCACGACAGAGCAATTGAAATGGCTAAAGCCACAGAATCTGGATTAATAGATGATCAGTTACTAGCAGATGCAACAAAAGAAGTTCTTAATGCAGCAAAATTAAAAACTGGTGCAATGAAAGAATCTGCAACAGCACTAGAAAAATTAGCAAATCAAGCAAACTCAATTAGAATATCAAATAGTGGATTGCCAGAAAATAATCCTCAAATTGAAACTATTCAAAAACCTGGAAATAAAAAATCAACAACAAACTTTATTTCTTCTGCAGGAGAAACAGTTTATCTTGTAAGTGGCGCAGGTGGAACACAAACATCTCCAATTTCTGGAGCTAAAGGATATGCTAAGTATTCTTTGTTATCAAAAGCCGTAGATGAAAATATAACTGCTGTTTCAGAAAATACAAAAGTTGTTCAATCAGATACAATACAAAAGAAAAAAATACTTGCCCAAGAACTATTTACTGCAGAAGAAATGAAAGTTTATGAAAATTCTTCAAAAGAGGTAAAAGGACAATTAACTAGAGTAAGAAAAAAGCAAATAGAAATTGCTAATGGAGAAGCTCTTTCAGATGAAGGTCTTTCAGAATCTGAAAAGAGATATTCGGCAATGTTAAATACTGCAACAGAAGAGCAAACAGCATCATCTGGTGGAGGATTGTTTGGATCTAGTCGTGCTTCTAAGTTTGGTAATAGCAAGTTTGGTAAGTTTATGGGTAGCGGTGCTGGTATGGGTGCTGCTATGGGTGCTTCTATTGGTATTGACGCTCTAAGTGCCGTGGGAGGTCCTGTGGGCCAGGTAGCAGGAGCATTAGCTCCAGTAGCAAACTTTGCGTCACTTGGAATGATGATTGGTCCAGAAGGAGCATTAGCAGGTGCTGCACTAGGTGGACTTGTGTCTGTAATTACATTGGTAACAAATGCATACAACGATCAGATTAAAGCCTCTCAAAAGCTAGCAGATTCTATGTCTGCTACTACTGACAAGGTAGTTGCAATGTCACAAGCAACTGGAACTGTTTCATATATAGAAGCAGCAAGGGCAAAAGCTTCTACATCTGCAGCAGGTCTTGGCACAGGAACAACAGCTGATGCTGCCTTGGCTGCAGGAAATAAGATTCTTTCTACAGATATTGGTAAGCAAATTCTTGACGATATAGCAACTCAATCTGCAGCTGGAAAAACTGGTCAAGAAATTGGTAAAAACCTTGCTTATCAATTCTCATCATATATTGCACAGGGTGTACTAACCACTGATCAAGCTAAATCACTTGCTGCTAGTATTGGAAATAAGCTTAATGACCAAGCAATTACTATTGCAATTACTGGACAAATGAATACAATTTTGGGTCCAAATGGTGAAAACCTTAAAAATAATCCTCTTGATGTTAACATTCAACTTATTCAACAAAGCCAACAAACAACACAAGGATTTTATAAATCTGGAGATCAAACTGCTGGAACAACAAATGCTTATTCAACATATGGATTAACCGATCAAGCAATTACAGCACTCAAAGCATCTGATCAATTTAAAAATGAAGATAGTTCAAAACAAAATCAAGATCTTCAAAAAATAATGGAACAAGCAAAAAAGTCTAGAGATTTACTTTTTAAGCCATTTGCAAACTTAACAAACGATCAAATAAGCTCAATAGAAAGTGCAAATGCATATCAAGGCGATAAGTTTTCTCAATATATTAAAGGAAGTTCAAGATATTCTTCTGCAGATCAAAATACAAAAGATTTAATGGATAAAAACATCAATACAATAAATGATATTTCTTCTAATGGAACTATAGATTCTTCTGCATCAATCTTAGACCGAGCAAAATTAGCTGCTGTTTTACAAGCACAATATGCAAACAATTCTTTAAATTCATCAAACATAAATTCTGTAACAAATCTTTTAAAAACAAAGGGTTCTATTTCTGCCTATCAATCATCATTAGCTAGTGTTGGAGATATTGCAACAACTGGATTTATTGCAAACAATACACAACTTTCTGGTACCGCAACAACACAAGCTCTTTCAAATATTGGCAAAAATAAAGACTTAATAGATTTTTATAATAAAATATCAGATAAAAAGGTTCTTGAAACAACAATTAATATGACAATTAATGGTCAAGATAAAATAAAATCAGAATTTGATAATATTAACAAACTTACAAATAATGGAACTAAGCAAATAACGTTTGAAGCCATATCAAAGGGTGATTTTGCTGGACTAAAGTCACAAGCTGCATGGTTTAATTCTCTTCCAGCAATGGATCAAAAGTTTGCACTTCAATATTTTGCTCATGTTAATGCAACTATTAATGATACAGATGTTGCAGCATGGCTTGCAAGTAAGGCTGGAATAAACCCAACAACTCAAGGCTCATTTGCAGAAACAACAATTGCCAATAGTGCAAAAAAGATTACAGATGCTCAAAGAATGGCTTATGCAGCCAAATTAGCTAAAGATGCCACAACTGCAATGCAAGCTGCAAATAAAGTTGTTGGTGGTAACGGAACAACACCTCTTCCATCAGCTAGTGGAGCTGGAACATCTGCCGCTCAAAAACAAGCAGACAAATATACTGCAGCACTAAACATTATTGGTCGTGAAGAAACAGCAATTAATAAAACCTATTCTGACCGTATCGCTGCCCTTGATAAGATTCAACAAGCAAACGACAAGATTAATCAACAAAAGAAAGATCAACTTACAATTGCTGATGCCCTTTCTCGTGGTGACATTGCTGCTGCTGCAGCTGCTGCACAAACCGCTCAAGCAAATGCACAATCAAGTGCTCTAGCTGCACAAAAGCAAGCAATGCAAGATGCGCAAACAGCAGCTATCAATGCAATTACCGTTGGAGGTCTTACAAGAGATCAAATTACCGCTAGACAAAATGCAGCAGCAAACACAGCTGATTATGCAACTCTTGGTGGAACTAAGTTTAAATTCTCAGCAGGTGGAATGGTTCCATCATATTTTGCAGCTGGTGGATATTCAAAAGGTACAGATATTGTTCCTGCTATGCTTACCCCAGGAGAATTTGTTATTAAAAAGTCTTCTGTAGATAAAATTGGTACTGCAACACTTAATGCAATTAACAATGGCGAGGGTATTGGAAACAACGAATCAAATGCCAATATTCATGGTGGTGATTCAGTGTATAATTATAGTATTACAGTTAATGCTGAGACTAATGCAGATGCACATGAAATTGCAAATGTTGTTTTAGACAAGATTCACAGAATTGAATCTCAGCAAGTGAGAGGAAGTAGATTCTAGTGACTGACGTTACCCCAGCATATATGGAAGGACGATATAAATATGCACGTCCAGAAGCAATGCTTTGGGCAAATGGTCCTGGAACTCTTCAAAACAATAGTCAGAATAAACCTGTTTATATTCCAACAGGAGCAGAGGGTAGCGACTTTATAATTCTTTCAGATCACAATAGAGGCCCAATTGATATTAAAACAACTCGTATAGAACACAGAGAGCGTATGATTAATGGTCGTATGCGTTCATACCACATTGCAGACAAACTTACAATTTCAACATCGTGGAACATGATTCCTTCTAGATCTTTCGATCTTCCTGCAAACTTTAATTCATCAACTGGATTATCATCAGAATATTACAATACTGTAGATGGTGGTGCTGGTGGTAACGAGCTTCTTGACTGGTATCAAAACCACGTTGGATCTTTTTGGGTATATTTATCATATGACAAATATATTGAATTTGGGAAAGATAGTGCAGCATATGGACACTTAAGCGAATATAGCCAGGTACTAGAAATGTTTATTTCAAGTTTTGACTATAGTATTGAAAAGCGTGGTGGATCTAACTTCGATCTATGGAACATAAATGTTACACTAGAAGAGGCGTAACATGTGGCAGAATACAGATCTTAAAAATTATATTGAAAACTCTTCAACAATTAAATCACAGTCTTTGATTACTGCTGAATGGAATCTTAACATTGCTGAAAACATTGATGAGATTGGAAATTATTTTTACAGACCAAATGCTCAAGAAGGCGATGATGATTTTGCTTATGCAACACTTCCAACATCATTTTCTAAAGAAACAAATGCAACATTAAATCCTCGTTATTTTGGTGCTACAGATTCCGACACCGTAGTTGATGGAGGATACAAAGATGATGGTCAACCAAATATCTTTACATCTAAAAAAGAAAAATACAAAAAGCTATTCTCTCTTGAAGATTGTTTTAATCGTTTTAGACCACGATCAGGAATCAATAAAGCAATATATTTTGATGGCAAATATCTTCCAAGAGTTACAAAAGATATGGCACTTCAGCCACGATTTTATTTTCCTGGGGTAGATGACAAATTTAAATATTGGACATCACTAAGATATGAAGCAAAAACAATAGAGCTTACAGCAGATATTACCAATGTTTCTATTAGAAATTCTAACGTTGGAAAAGTTGCACTCATGACAGCAGACAATGATTTTGAACCTGGAGATTTTGTAAACATATCAGATGTCGTAATTTCTAAATCTGGAGCAAATGATGTAACCACAGGAAGTTTTATTGTTAAGGCAGCATCGTCTTCCGCATTTAAGGTTTATTTAGATCCAGAAATTTCTTCAATTTCAATACCGTCGGGGCATGGATCTGCATTGGTTAATAGACAATATGAACAACCTAGAGGAATTTCATATTATGAGTTTGGATATAACTATATTGATGATGCTTCACCATTTATTGTTTATAAAAATCAAATTCCAACAAATAGAATTATTTTAAAAATGCAAACCAAGGTTGGAGATGTTAATCTTGGTCCATATCAAACAGTAGATGGTTCAATTGATGATCCTTTTTATGGAGATTCAAATAAAGCTGTTCCAAAAATATGGAAAATAGAATATCTTGATAATTCAAATAACTGGAATTTGCTAAAAGATTTTGATGAAAATACAACAATTAATTCAGATGGATATATTGAGCTTGCATATGGTTTAACAAATGACATGTCTTCATATCCAGAACATATTGTGTTTGCTGGAGAATATTCTTCATTAGCACCAGTTCCAATTGAAGCACCGCTTGGCTATGCTTATCTTGTAACTAGTACATCTGGACCAGGAGAATACTGGATTTCAAATGGTGGTACATCATCAACAAAATCAGACAATTATTACACACCACTTGTACCAACATATGGCTGGTATGTAAATTCTGAAACAGCACCTAAAAATAAAGGGTTTTTAAAAGATCTTTCAATATCAGCACTTAAATCATTTACAGATAATTCGTCAACAGTTTATAGAGAACTTCAATACATAAAGGGTCTTAGGGTTTCTGTAGATGAAATGACAATTACAGATGCCACCTTTGATCTTATTGAACTATCCCCAAGACTTGCTGTAGATCTTTCTGATAGAACAACAAACTTTTCTATTACAAAACATTTATCTGACCTAGGTAGCAGCGGTATGCCAGTAGGACAACTTCTATCATCAACAGGAAACATTGACATGCTTGATTATGATCAGGCATTTAATGAAAACAACACTGATAGCATATTACACTCTATTTCAACAAAGAATTTACAAATTAAATTTTATGAATCAATTTTTGATAACAGTGGTCACGTTTATTATGTTCCAATTAAAACAATGTATGCAGATGGATTTCCACAAATATCAAACACAAACAGACATGTTTCTGTTACTTTAAGAGACATGCTTTTTTATTTTGAATCAATAATTGCAAATCAAATCCTTATTCCAGAATGTTCATTAAGCATGGCTGTATCTTCTTTGCTAGACTCTATTGGTTTTTCAAATTACACTTTTAAAAGAATTACAGACCATGAACCACAAATTCCATACTTCTTTGTAGGACCAGATACAACTGTTGCTAAGGTATTGCAAGATTTGGCAATGTCTACACAAACAGCCATGTTCTTTGATGAGATGAATAACCTTGTCCTTATGGAAAAAGAATACATGCTTCCAGGAGCAACAGACAGACCAACTGATATTACGCTTTATGGTTCAGAAGAAAATAATAAACTTGCAAACATTGTGCAGGTAAAGTCTGAACAAGATGATGTTTATAATGATGGAAAGATTACTTATAGTACAAAATACATTCAAAGGTCTTATGGGTCACTTGCTCAAGCAAACGTTTTAGATTCTGAAAAGACTTGGATATATAAACCAGTTCTTCTTTGGGAAGTTTCTCCAGAAGACACTACAAAATCTTGGAATGACGAATTAAGCAAACAGACGGCATATTCTTTGTCAGCAATTGCACTAAATTCAGATTTATCAGATCAAGTTCCAACGGTATCAAATGGTGTAATAATAAACAACACAATTGATCTTGGCGACTCTATTTATTGGTTGTCTCGCTATAATGGATACTTTTATGCAAATGGAGAAATTATTAGATTTGATGCAGTTGAATATAATGTCGGTGGTACAGTTGGAAATGTTTGGATTGCAAACGTAGAAGAATATCAGCGTTATTTTGCTCAACTTTCTTTTGGTGGAAAACTTTATCCAACAGGAAAAATAAGAATTTATTCAGAACCATTTTATGATTCAACAACATTAAAAGAAGGTGCAGTTTCAAAACATGGTCGTGGACAATTTGGAACAACAATAACATCACACTCAGCAGGAGTGCCAACATCTTGGACTGACGGATCAAACCAAAAAAGGTTTATGATGACTTCAAAATATATGTTTAACGGTGGACTACTTCCTGACACATATAAAAATTATGCTGCTGGAAATCTTGAAGATGTAATTACAGATGCAAATGCAAGAAATTCTGTTCCACCAGCAAAAGCTTCTGGATTAATTAAAAACTTTTTGAGCAGTAAATATTTTAGTGAAACAAGTTCTACACAATCAAACAGTTCAAACGTTCCTGTAATTCAGAGTTCTGCTCTTACCTTAGAAGGGCCAAGCTATCCTAAAGAATATAATCCACAAGACTTTGTTAACTATGTTTCAAAAACACTAGATAACAAGTTTGTTCATTTTGGAACACGAATGAGAATTATTGGTTCTGTAGATGATCAATCAGTTAAGTATCAAACACCAGTTGGTACAATGCCATACTACACAGTTCCAGATATAAATAATAATGCTGTAAATATTGGTGGATCTTCTGGTGGAATTGGTATTTGGGTAAATCCAGCAACAAACTGTGGGTATTACTTTGAAATTGTGGCACTTACAAATGCAACTGCAAATGCATATACAACCTCTGGAAGTCAGATAAGCAGCTTATTCTTCTATAAAGTTGAATCACAAGCAACAAACAAAATGGGAATTCCAATTGTTCTTTGGAATGGATATGCTCCAATTACAGTTGACGATGGAAAGTTTGTTGGACAAGACAGAACAGCTACACAGCAAACACCAACAGTTTATGATATTTCAGTAGAATATGAAAATTCTGGAAGTGGAGTCAAGTTCTATCTTTATTTAAATAACAAGCTTGTGGGAACAGTTGTAGACAATCAACCAATAAATCAAACATCAACGATTGCACTTTTTGAAAGAGGATCTTCAAAGGTAATGTTTGAAAATGTTTACGCTGTTGCAAGTAATTATTCTCAAAATAATTCATCAATGACAAAAGCTCCAATTGCTTCCGTTTTTTCTGATGAAGGAGTTTTAAATAACAATGCTTTGGCAAAATATGCTCCTAGCAGTGCAATCCAAAAAACATTCTTACAAGGAATAAATCCACAAGGCTCACCAGACTATAACCTTTATTTTGAAGAGTTTGGAACTCTAATGAGAGAAATGGCTTATTTTAATATTAGATACGACAAAGCCTATCCAGCACTTTCTGCAAAAATAACTCCAACATTTAATAACACAAAGGGTTATGTGACTTCTGGATTTGTTGCTAATGCTTATGGTGCAGAATTCTTGGTATTTAATGCAACAGACTCAACTCTAAACCTTGATAGCACAAGTGGAAACTATCTTAGAATTCAGGGTGTATCATTTACACAACAATCACAGCACGATCTTACCGTTGATGAATTTTTATCAAAAAAGAGTGATCTTTCAAATCCACAATATGGTTCTAACAATAAGGTATACAATGTTCAGTTTGGTCAGCAATATGCAGACATAAATAAGAGTAGGATAACTTATGGTAAAAAAGCATTTACAATTGCTGCACCATATATTCAAACTCAACAGTCAGCGGAAGAGCTTATGGCTTGGTTGACAAATAAAATTATGCAACCAAAGAAAGCCGTCGGGGTAGAGATTTTACCAAACTCAATGATTCAACTAGGTGACATTGTAACAATAGATTATTTGGAACACGGAATTAAACAACTAGCATTAACCTCTGATACTAGGTTTGTGGTTTATTCAATTGAATATTCTAATTCAGAGTCTGGTCCAACAATGACGCTATACTTAAGTGAGGTGGTCTAATATGGCAAAAAAAGCAACTCCTGGTGCTTTTATGAGTTCTGCTGGATATAGTGCAGGACATCAAGCAACAGCTAAACCAGTAAAAAGTACGACACCTCCAATAACAAAAAAACAAAGCGCACCTGTAAAAAAGAAAAAGAAGGCTGCTGTAAAAACAAAACCTGCAGTTCCAAAGCCAGCACCAGTAGATCCAAATTTTCAACCAGGCCAAACAATTAAACTGGCAACGTCAAACCTTTTTATTTTAAATGAGCCACCACAAAATACTGACATAATTGCAGATACCATTATTCAAGATATTGGTGGTCAAGAAATTGTAAATATTTCAAGACATGATCTTTTAAATGGTCAGGCTACAAACTATAGTATTATTGCAAACCTTGCAGAAACTGCACAAACCTTTGATCCAAACAATCTTATTGCTTTGCAAGGAACTGATGCAAAATACTTTTCAGCATTCCTATTTTCTTTAAATAATTATGTTCCAGAAGTAGGTTCTGCTGTAGACATTTCAGGTAACCTTACTGGTAAAACAGTCTATGTTGATCCACAAACTGGGCAGGTAGTTATTGATACAATAAACCTAGCAAGTAATCAACAAATAGAAATAGAGTTCATATCTTATGAAACTATGATTGATGGTACAATATAAATATGATAACAAATAAGGGAAAGTCTATTATTGCCAAATATTTAATTGGACAAGCACCTTCATATGCTTCACATATGGCTATTGGTTGTGGGACTATGCCACAGACATTTTCATCTTATTATGTAATTGGAAAGTTTGTTTATCCAGATTCAGTAACTGGAATTCAAACCGTAACACTTGGTCTAATTAACCTAACTTATCCAACCAGATCACACGATATAGTTGTTGGAGATACTGTAACTGTTGCTGGTGTTGGTTATGGAATTGATGGAAATTTTGTTGTTAGTGAGGTTCCAACTACAGCACCAACGTTACCGCTGGATGCTGCAAATGGCTTTCCATCAGGTCCACCAATTCATGGTGGTGAGCAAGTAGATAGCACAGTAACAATAACTCCACCAGGAGGCTCTGAAACAACATATAATGTATCTTGGGTTAAGTATGAAGTACCAGGTATTGTAGATTTTAACGATTATGCTACAGTAGATGCCGATATGCCTTGGTATTCAACAGTAACCAAAAATTATAATAACCAAAAGTCTCTTGACTTTGAAATGTTTAGAATTCCAGTAATTTCTCGTGGGTATGTAAATGAGGTGGTTGGAGACACAGAAGTTTCTAAACTAGTTCTTACAGCACAATTACCAACAGAACAACATTATGAAATTAGTGAAATAGGTCTTTATCCAGCTGCATCAAATCCAACACCACAAGGACTTGACAGTAAAATTCTTTATCTATTTGATGATAATGAACAATGGGAATATCACAATGTTGATGGAACAAAATCAACAATCCCACTTGTAAAAACAAGGTTGGCACAAGTTGGCGAAGACATTGATAATACAAATAAATTTTTTATTGCAGGATCTGAAAATATTACTTTTAGTGAAACGCTAAGAGTAAATGCACTTGAAAAACCAAGAATTTCAGACAACTCACTATTTCTTCGTGGAGATGTTTCAATTTTGCGTCGGAATAATGGTAAGCTTGTTTATCAACCTAATTCTGAGCACATTCACATTCTTACCCCAAACTTAGATCTTACAAAAAATTCTCCATTAGACGAATTAAAAATTGCATTTTCAGTAATTAACGTTAGAAGAGATAGGGCGTATGATCCATCATATGTAAGGGTTATTGTTGAGTTTGCAGGAGAAGACCATGTTTCTGGAACAGAACCAGATAGATATGCTCGTATTTCACTAGACATAAAAAATGATTCAAATCCAGGAACAGATCCAAACAAACAAGATTTTTCAAAAAACAGATATGTTGTAAGAACTGTAAATTTAAAAGACCTATATACTTCTACAACAAGTTTTACTTGGGCAGATGCCAAAGTTTTAAGAGTATTTGTTTCAGTTTTTGATTATGATGTAACAAACCCAGACACTCAAGTTAACAATGCCTATCCCCCAACATCATCAGAATATTATGTCGCACTTGACGGACTTAGGCTAGAAAATGTATCATCAACAAATTCACTTTATGGACTAACAGGATATTCTGTTATTAAAAATTCTGATGAGACTGGACAATACCCACTTACAATTTCAAAACCAGCAAACACTTCAAGTTATATTGAGTTTAAGTTTGTCACGGACGTGATTTAATGACAATTACTCCAGATAAAAATATACAAAAAATATTTGTTCCCAAAAATGTTTTGCCAGGAATTCACACAGATGGAACCTATGCATTAAGATATAGAGTTATATCTGAAGACGGTTCTCAAAACTCTAGCTGGTCACCAATTTATAAAATACAAAAAGATCCAGTATCTTCATTTTTAACAAACGGAATATCTGTAACTCCATCAATAAAATCAAACGGTACTTCAATTGATATCAGCTGGAAGTTTACTAATTCTGGACAAATTGTAAAGCTAGAAGCATTACAAGGAATCCCCTTTGATATTTTTATTTGGTGGGGATCAGAATCTACAAACTGGAATTCAACACCTTCTTGGGAATACGCAGGAACAACAAGCTCTGAAAGCATTTCTGTAACAATTCCAACAGAACAAATTTTTTCATCATCAAACAAAAAATATTTTAAATTAATGGTTCACTTGTCAACAAATACAAAATCACTTCAAGCTGACAATAGTTATACACATCTTTTTGGTGCAGGACCAATATCAACTCAAGCAATTTACGATTCTGGCACAATAGTCTAGTGTGATATAATTGGGGTATGGCTAATATTCCAATTCCACAAGCAGGACAACCAATTGATTATGCATATATTTATCAAATTGTAAATACTCTTAATGAAATCTCAACAAAACTGTATACACAATTTAGTGAATCAAACTTTAACAATGGTTCAAACAGTGCAACAGTTAGACTAAGTGATATGAGTATTTCTGCTGGATCAGAAAATTATCACGCAAATGATTCCAATGGTCCTATTTGGGGTAGACACGACTTTAATATGGTGTTTAAGTATCCACCAGTTGTAACTGCAACAATTTCAGATCCAACAGGAAATCAAGCATGTTGGGTTACAATTCAGAATGTTTCAAACTCATCACTTGAATATTATGTTTGGTTTAGAAATGCAGGTACAGCACAGGTTGCTGGAAAAATTAACTTTACTGCAATCGGTATTCCAAACATTTAGGAGCAATCGTGGCTTATAGAACACGAGAAGAGTATAACCAGGCTCCAATAATTCCAGGTAATAAAAACGTTTGGTTTTTAAATGGAGACTTGGTTAGAGTTCATCATGTTAATAGATCTAATAACATTATGTCTGTTTATAACATTAATAAAGATCAAATTGAAAGTTGTCTAATGTCTGATTTTAAAAAGAATAGAGAACGAGCATATACTGTAGGACAAACTGCTGATCTAGTAAATCGTCACAAAAAGTATATGCCACAACTTGTAAAGCGTGGAGTAATTCCAGAGCCACGAGGAAGTCAAAAAGGTGGAGCACGAGGATGGCAGGTAAGAAGCTATTACTCAGAATCGCAAGTTCGTGAACTTCGTGATATACTAGCATCCTACCATTTTGGTAGACCAAGAGCTGATAAGCTAATAACAAACAATGTAACACCATCAAAACAAGAGTTGACACGACGCATGGGAGATGGTATGCTTACATATACGAGGACCGAAGACGGCAGGTTTATACCTGTTTGGTCAGAGTCCATTTAACCTTGAAAGGGTATGAGAATGAATAACGAAGAAACAAAGATTAACGTTGCACTTGGCTATACACTTAACCTTGGCAACTTTCAGTCGCTGCGTATTGACCTGGGCATTGTAGACTCACGTCGTGACGGAGAGACTATTAATGAGGCCTTTGAGCGAGTATACTCATTTGTTGAGACAAAGCTTGCTGAAAAGGTAAAAGAGGGTTCGGAAGAGATCGACAATAAGTAATGGCAGAACGCAAAGACCGTATGGCTTTGCTCAGTCGTTATGGCAAGCTACATACCCAACGGTATGAGCAAAGGGTCACTCTTAACCTAAATGTCGAACAATGGGCTGCAGACGCACTCATTGAGTCTTATGGCATGGCACAATGCTATGACCTACTGGAGTATTACTTTGAGGTATCTCCAAATCCAAGCTGGAAATATTTTGCCAACTACGCAGACAAAATTGTTGACAGCATTGAGCAATATAAGCAGGATCAGAAAGAACGAGAAGAGCGTAGACGCAAAGCTAAGGAATGGTTGAATGAATAATACAGAATCAAAGCTGATTTCAGCAGTACTACAAGATAAGCAAGTTCACGTTTTGCTACAAGCAAATGTGGATAACATTCTTCGTACACATAATGATATCTGGCAGTTTATTCGTAACTATTCTGAAATTAATGGAACAGTTCCACCTGTGTCATTGGTTGTTGATAAGTTTCGTGATTTCACTCCTGCTGAGGGTATTGGTGCTACCAAATACCACCTTGAAGAACTACAAGCTGAATACCTAAACGATAGCCTTAAGGACATTCTTCGTAACACTGCATCTGAGGTACAGGCTGGTCAAGGTGTAAAAGCTCTAGAAGATATTATTACAAAGACTTCTGAACTTAAAAAGAACACATCAACCATTCGTGATATTGATGCTACCGACATTGAGTCTGCTGTTGCATACTTTGAGAATGTTAAGCGTCAGCAGGAACTTGGTGCTGTAGGAATTAAGACTGGTCTTCCAGGGTTTGACAACTATCTACCTGCTGGTATTATGCCAGGACAGCTTGGTGTATTCTTGGCTTACCCAGGTATCGGTAAGTCTTGGCTATCGCTTTATTTTGCTGTACAGGCATGGAAGCAAGGCAAGTCACCAATGGTTATCTCACTTGAGATGAGCGAGACTGAGGTCCGTAACCGTGTATTTGCAATCATGGGTGAAGGTCTTTGGTCACACCGTAAGTTGTCAAATGGTGAGGTAGAGATTGAAGATCTTCGTCGCTGGCATAAGAAAGAGTTGCAGGGCAAGCCTGAATTCCACATTATTTCTAATGACTCTGGTGGAGAAGTAACCCCATCAGTCATTCGTGGTAAGATCGATCAGTATAAGCCAGACTTTATTATTGTAGATTACCTGCAGCTAATGTCACCAAACCAAAAGGCTGATTCTGAAACGGTACGAATGAAAAACCTATCTCGTGAACTAAAGCTTATGGCTATTAGTGAAGAGATTCCTATTATTGCTATTTCATCTGCTACA